TGTACCTTTAGATTTGTCAAACATACCATCCTCTCCGTAGAAAGCATCGTAAGTATTTTTGTTATTATCAAACGCATCTGTCATTGAAAATTGGTTAGTACCATTTTCATTGAACGAAGATTTACCGATTTTTGGAACAAAGTAGAACAATTTACCAATTGGTAAGTTCAATGCTTGTACCGAAACGATTTCGTTAGCTAATAATTTTGAGAAAACTCTTCTCACGATTGGGAAAACCACAGTTTCAAATGAACCTTCTACACCTAAAGCTGTAGTTTCGTTCAACATGTATGAAGCTTGATTTTCGAACAACTGTGCGATGTTCTCTTTTCTGTGACCGTTAAGACCTTCTAAAAGACCTAAGTCGTCCCATCTGTTAATTACGTCAGTACGTACAGTTTTTAAATGATTTAAACTTACGTTCCCAACTCTTCCTGATTCTAATAATGCACCCATTTTAGTAATTTTTGTTTTTAAGTTTTATTTTTTATTTAATTTTACCAATGATATCCAACATTCTTTCTAGTTGTGGATTCTTGTAAGCTGTTGATTCATTTATTTTTGTTGAACCACTAGCTTTGTTTGTTGAAAGAACTCTTTCTTCTAGAGTTTTTTCTGGAGTAACTTTACTTGCAGTAAATAAACTCTCCATACTGTTGAAGATTTCTCTAGATTCTGTTAAAGTTTTAGCTGAGTCAAATCTTTTAAGAATGTCTAATTTTTCATCCTTAGTAGTTGAGTTCTCAGTCATTAATTTAACAGCATATGTTAAATTTGATGTAAATAAAGCAACTTCTTGTAATTGATTTTTTAATTTACCAATAGCAGTTTTATACTCATTTTCAACAAGTTTAAAATCTTCAACTAAAGAATTAACTTTAGTAAGTTCCTCACCTTTGCTTTTATTTTCAGCCATTAAAGTATGTAGTTTTTTTCTTGTTACTACTAAGCTTTCTTGTAACTCTTTTGTTTTAGGATTTGCGTGTTTCATGTGTGATTTTGCTGTTACGTGTTCAACATCTTCTTCGATTTCTTTGTTTTTCATGTGTTTTTCAGCATGATCTTCAGTTTCTTTCATTGTTTCTTCTTCACTAGCAATTTCAATTTCATAAACAACATCCTTATTTTCCTCTTTGATAGTTTCATCTTCCTCATCACTTTTAAGTTCATCGGAATCCATTTCTGGATTTTCTTCAGAACCCATTTCAGGATTTTTTTCCATATTAATTTCGTCACCCATTTTAGGTTCAGTTGGTAGATCTAAATTTTCTCCACCTTCTTCACTTTTTGGTTCGATATTGATTTGGATACCACCTGATGGTGTTTGTACGATTTCGATTTCGTCTGTTGGATTCATAAGGTCAAATTTTTGAATAACCTCATCATCTGGCGCATCTGTTAAGTCAATCACCTCAGGTTCACCATCAACACCCAATGTGGGGTCAATATCTGAATCTGCTGTTATTTCTTCTGAGTCAGCACCCATAACATCTAAATCGGTTGGGTTGCTATCTCCCAACATGTCATTTGAATTTTCATCTTCCATTTCGTTTAAGCCTTTTCTAACAATAGCCTCTAAGTCTTCTTTCAAGGTACTTCTTAAAACGTGATTAGCGTTTTTTTCAATCCCTTCTCTAATTTCTTGGATTCCAGCTAGTGTTTCAGCCAATATACTTGTTTGGTTCATATTTTAATTTTTTCTAAAAAATTATTTTGTATATAATGTTAACAATAAATATCACAAAAAAATATAAAGTTCATTTTTTTTAATAAAATTAAATAAAAAAAGCCCACTAAATAGTGGGCTTTAAAATGTGTTTAAATACAATAAGCTGATAATTAAGCGTTTATATCAACATTTTCTGGTTTAATAATTCGTACAATTTTTGTTTCATTTACAGTTAAAATTCGATAATCACCAATAGTTCCATCTAAATCTTTAGCAACTTGGGTTTCAGCATCAGTAATTGATGCCGCCTTTACCATGTAAAGTTCCTTAATTTTTTTAATTTTACCACTATTTTCGTCTTCAACTGTAAATTGAACTGTAACGCTGTACCAATAAAAACTTTTGTCCATAATTAATAATTTTTTTATACTACAATATTAAGAATAAAAAATTAAAAAACCAAATTATTTGGATAGAAAAGATGTTAATTTGCTCAAAAATTCATCTTGTTTATCTTTAGAACCTATATTCATCCCTGGTTCGTTTGTTAATTTTTCATCATATTTAGAAAAATCTTCAAGATTTTTATATAAATATGATCCTGGGGTTGATGGTGATGAAACGATATCCCAACATATTAATTCAAAATCATCTTGAACAACATTTTTACCATTAACTTTTTTAAGACTACCTATACCTCTTGATGAAATACCTAATGTCATACCATATGATAAATACATTGCGGTTAAATCACCATTGCAAGAAATAACACCATTTTTTCTATAACCCTCAGAAACTAATATTTCCAATTTACCAATTAAAGAGTTACCTTCCCAAAACATATCAACAATTCTATGTGGTGAACCACCTTTTAATGAAATTACGGATTCTTGTGGGTGGTCTAATTCATGGAAACTAGCGTTTCGGCGAATAACATCGCGATATCTTTCAACTTCTCGTTTTAATATATCTTCGGGATATATCCTACCATTTCTGTTTTCAACCCCATATTTTTGTAATGTGGCGTAATAATAAATTGGTTTGGTTAAATCAATTGAACCAGATAGTACACCTTCATTTAAAAAGCTTTCATTAAGTTCTTTTGTTATATTACCATCTTGGTCAACAATAATACCAAAACCCTCTTCGTTTTCCTTTAATATTTTTAATCCCATTTTAATATCTTTCATATAAATATATTTAAAGGTGGTTAAAATCAAAATTACTTTTAATATTCATCATTTAAATCAAAACCAATTTTTGATGGTTCGGTGATTTTACTCTTCTTTAATCTTTCAATAACCTCCTTATATTCATTATCTAAAATATATAAAGAAATAAAAACCTCTTTTAAATGAGCCATCGTAAAGTTTTTAGTATCTTTCACAAGTTTTTCAATATTATACTTTGTTAAATCTTCTGGTAATAGTTTTGTTTCAAAATATAATTTTCTATCTTCTTCATTCGGTTTTTTAATTTCATATTTTTTATCAAAACGAGAGGGTCTATCTTTAATTCTATCAGGAATTCTTTCAATATTATTGGTTGTTGCCACATAAACAACATTTGTTATTGAATTTAACCCATCTAAGAAATTTAAAAAAACTTCCTCACCGTACTTATCAATAACTAAATCAATATCCTCAATTATACATAATATGGGTCTTTCTTTTTCAACTTTTCTAATTAATTTGGCAATTTCAACCCAATTGTCTGGTACGTCAAAATAAACCGAAATACCATTTCTGTTTTTTATTTCTTCAACTAATAAATAAATTAAACTTGTTTTACCGCAGCCAGAATCACCATGTAATATAATACCTCTTTTTGGGTTTAAATTATAATTGATAAATTTTTGTTTATTATCCCAAAAAATATTTAAATCTGACACAATTTTTTTATGTGGTAATGAAGGTAAGTTAAAGAAGTCCTCACTCTTATATTCCATTTTCGTTAAACCAAACCCTTGGCTATCATTATAGGTCATTGAAAACAAACCAGATGGTATTGTATCAACACACTTAAAACTAAAGAAAAAGTTTTTATTATCTAATGTTACCCAAGATTCAACAGTTGGTAACATATCATTGATCATTTCTTTTTCATGTTCAATTTGCATTTCTTCTAATGTTTGTAATATATCATTCTCCATCATCTATTTTTTTGAAAAAAATTTAAAATTATTTTTTTGTACGGTATCTATTGTTTGAAGCGCTAAACTTGTAACTTGGTTAGTTAGCACTTCAGAATTAAATTTAATAAATTTTTTAGGGTATACCGTAACTTCAATGAACATGAAGCTTTTTTTATTTAAAGATAAACCAGATGATCTTAAATCCAAATCCACGATAAAATTTTCATGGAAAAAGGTTTTATCTAAATTTTCTTTTAGTTTTGATATAATATCTTTTCTTATTATTCTAATTTTATTATCGAAATTAATTATTTCATTTGGTTGCACCCACGATTCAACGTCAATATACAGTGCATTTAGTTTTGAAGCATCAATAGTGCCATACTTTACTCTAAATGAGTCATTTTTAAAAAGACTTTTCTCTTTTCCGAACTTTGTAAACATTTTCTTTTCATTTTTTTTTACTTTTTTATTATTAACAATGTTATAATAATAGTAAAAAAAAATTAAAAAAACAAATTTTAATTAAATGATTCTTTTAATGTTACTATACTTTCGATTTGTTGAATAGTCGGGGTTTGGTTTTTAAGTTTGGTTAATTTTTGTTTAACCTCAACTAATTTTTTAATAGTGTTTGAATCTTCAGCGTTAAGTATTTTATTATCAACAGATTCTGTTGTTTCGTTAATTAAATTTAAATAAAAGTTATTTATTTTTTCATTATCATTTTCAACAAATAACTCCAAAATTTTTGATTCCGTATCATTTAATTTGGAAACATTTTCATTAATTTTTTCATGTAATACTTTAAATTTTGATTTATAATTAATCGCTTCTTTATCTTTCTTTGTTATTTGTTTAATTAATTTAACTTTTAATGTTGCCTTATCTTTTAAATTAATACTCTCATTGAAGATCAATTGGTCTAACTTATATTCAATACTCGCATCATTATTTGTTGAAGCGGGTTCTTCAATATAACCTAATTTAGTAATTTGTGTTTTATCAAAACTCTTTAAATAATTTATTGATTCTTCAACAAATTCTTTTGCGATTGATTCATCATCAAAATTAACTTGTTTAAAAAGATCGTAAACCCCATAAAATTCTTTTAAATCTTTATTTTCTTTAATTGTTTTTATGTATTTATTAAATTCTTTCTTAAAGATTTCATCACCTTCTTCTAAATAAATTTTTTCTAAATTATTTAAAACACTCTCATTAATTGCACCAAACATAATATTAATTTTTATATAAATATATTAAGATTTTAATAAAGTTTAATCTTTAATTAGATTATTAATTTCTTGTATTGTTTTATTTAAGGATTCGTTTATCTTACCTCGTCTTTTTTCAATCCTTTTTTTAGTTATTTCGGCTAAGTTTTCTATTGGTTCCGCAATAGGTTCTGTTGTCCCAACACCACCTTCGGCACCTGGTTCCGTTGTGGTTTCTTCACCACCAAATTCTGGTGTTTCAAGAGGTGTTGTAAAATCCATACCAACACCACCACCACCAGATATTGCGGAATCTAATTCAGATCCAGGTTCAGTGGTACTACCCGCACCAGCTGTTGTCATATTTTCGGGATTAATTTTATAAGCTTTGTATATTTCCCTAAATAAACCAGTTTGTTTAATAGTTTCAGCTAATATTTTTAATTCTTCACCACCCGCTTTCTCAACAGCTTGTCTTTGAATGTCTAATTTAATCTCATCTTCAGACATATTGAGAATTTCTTTTTTAGCCCAAGTCATTGAAACCGCACCATATCCATTACCAGCATCAGACACCGCATCGCGATATAATTGTATTTTTTCTTTCCAGTTCTGTACTTTTAATATATCAGCTTGCGTTGATGGTGTTGTTAATGATAAAGTAAAGTTGCTTAAATCATCCTCATAACCCTTTAAATATAAATGTATAATCGCAATTTTATTTAATTCTTGAATTAACGCTTTTTGTATTCTATGAACAGCTCTAGCAAAACGAATATCTAAAATAGCTAAGTTTTTACCTTCACCAGTTGATTCATCAAAACCTAAAAACGCTTTAGGTACTCTCAGAGCCGCTAACATTTTCTTTTGGATGTATTCGATATCTGCGATCTCAGAAAGGTTTGTTGCACCTGGTAATGTATCAATTGGATTGGCTAACCCTGGATCTCTAACTGGGATAAAATAATCTTGATCAACCGCTAATGGGTTATATCTCGTATCTTGATTGCCATTTTGTGAGTTAACAACGTTGGTTCTTTTGAAATTATTTGCAATTTTATCTACATATGCATCAACATCTTTATCATCCATGTTGCCCACAAAAATCTTATAAACCCTTCTTTCTGGCGCTCTAGTTGTACGATAAACCAGCATCGCATCTTCAGATAACAACAATTGTTTCCAAATTCTTCTGACTTTTTCAAGTAATGAAGTACCGTATGGTAATTTTCTATCATCACCTAATAATCTAAAGTGAGCAACCTCAAATGAATTAAAATCAATATTTTTATCTCTCCAATGAAATTTTGTTATTTTTTCATCTTGATAATCATCATAACTACTCACTTTAACGAAACCAGGTTCGGTTCTAGTAATTTCAATATTAGGTAATTGGGTACAACCCACAACACCTTTTTTTGGTACAATTTTTGTATAAACAAAATTATCACCATATTTAAGTAAATTTCTAGCCCAACTGGTTAAGTTTGTATTTATATCCAGAACATTTTCAAATAGATTTGTTAGTTCATTCTTAATTCTTGTACTTTCAGAATAAACACTTAATATTTTACCACTTTCATTTGCGGTTGTTGCTTCATCAGCAAAGATATCCAAAGCAACTGATATTTCTGGTGTGTTATGTGAAAATATTGTATCAGTTGCAAAATTTTTATATCCTGGTACTGTTAGATCATAAACGGGTAGTACACCGTATGGCTCAATAGATATTATTTTATGATTTACAACCATAACATCTTGTTTTTTTCTACCAGTTTTACCCATGGTAATACCATATGCATCCGTAAAAGTTTTCCAATTATTATAACCACCTTGTCTTAATGTTGATCTTAATTTACCTAATGTAATATTTAATTTATCGCAAACTTTAAGCATTAATTTTTCTTCTTTTGCTGTATTAACCAATAAATCCCAAGGTATTAACTTAAAATTAATTGACTCAAAGTTTTCGGATATCGGTCTATATTTTTTAATTTTATAAACATTTAAAAAATCATCCCAATTTTTAAAACCATTAAATCTTAATTCATTTTGTATTTTTTTGTAAGAAACACCCAAATGTTTTGCTGTTAATTCAATTGTTCTTTTTTCTTTTGCGACATTTATTATTGTATTAAAATCCATTTTAATATATGATGGATTATTGATACCAACTCTTTCGCCATTCCAATGGTGTTTATTATCAGTTCTACTACCAATTTCTAACATCTTAGCTCTATATTCTGGGTTAGCCCATAATTTTTCGTTATTCAATCTTGCGTGATAAGCTCTATGTTCGGAGATGTCCCATATTTTTAAATTTTCTGGTAAATTATTTTTACCATTAAAATCAATATGATGAACTTCTTCGTTTTCTTTTAATTTTTGGTTATAAAACCACTCAGCAACTAAAGTATGTTCAGCAACCCAACCATTATGACCTTCTTCTTTATTGCACGTATAAACCCAATTATATTTTTCATTATTATAAAATGATTTACGATAAAATGGCATCATTGAATCACCTGTTTTTAAATTTTCCAATGTTTCAAAAACACCATCACGTTTTAAAAATCTATGACCATGTGTTGCAATAATAAAACTATTATCATCAAAAGTTATCTTATACGTCATTTCATCACGTGTGTAATGGGCATTTCTTGCCATTGCTGGTACAACTTTTTTAAGGTTATGATCATAAGCATATGTTATGAACTCATAATCTCTACCTTTATCAGCCAATTCTTTTATTGTTATAAAACCATCTGGTGTTGCTATTTTGGTATCACCAATAATTGAATATTCCATTGCCTCATAATCAAAATATGATGCCATTCTAGTTGGTTCATAATAAACCGCTTTTTGATATAATTCATTATCAATCTTTTTCCATTGATTTTGTAAGTAGAAGGTTTGTTGTGCCTCTAATTTTTTTTGATCTAACTCATTTTGATCTAAATTGTCAAAAGATTTTGGATCGATTATATAAGCTGGTGACCTTGATTCATTACCTAAGACACGACCTAATCTTTGAAATACTGTTAATTTTTTTTCCATATTTTTATATTACATATTCGCACTCAACATACGGCGGAAATAAATAATCGTTTTTATCAATAACCCATTCTCTTATTTGTACATATGTGGTTAAGTTATCACTATCAATAGAACATGATGGTTCGTTTAATAATTTACCTTCAAAACGATTTTTAAATACCTTTGATGTTGTATTTTGTCTAACAACACCAGTACCATTTATTTTTGAAATAACAACTCTTTTGGTAGCCATTTATTTTATTATTACAATATTACGAAAATAACCATGAAAAGTCACGTGTATTTTTCAAATTATTATTATTATTATTATTATTATTATTATTATTATTATTATTTGATAATTCTGTTGGATTATTATATATTTTACCTGGTTTTGGTTGCGTTGTTATTGTGGTATCTTCAATAATATATGTTGGTGTTTTTTGATAGGTGGTTGTTGATGTTTTCCAACTATCCAACATAGCCTTAGTCATATTATCAGACTCATGTAGTCTTTTAAAAGACGTGTTAGCCACAAATAAACACATACCTAAAGCCATAATTAAATCATCATGAGAACCTTTCATATGATCAGGTCTACCATTTTTATAAATGAATTTTTTTAATTCAGCAATTAAACGCTCACTCCTAATTTTAAAATCACCTCTTGATACAGCTTCTTCTAAAGCCGCGATAATCTGACTCCTCCTATTTTTAGATGCAAAATTGATACCTGGTATCGCATCAGGTGATGGAACAAAGTAAATATCATTTTCACTAACATTGTCATAATGTAGTAAAGATTTTGGGTAATTAAGTTCCTTTAATTTTTGAGTTGTGGCTATACCCATACCACCAGTTATATCAAAAGTGGATAAAGCATTGTACATTCTACCATAATGATCAACTAATTGTGCGGCAATATCTGGTGGTACCTTACCATGATATTCGAGTACTTGTTCAAATGTATCATAATCAATAATACACATACCCGTAGCATCCTCAGAATCACCACGCGAAACATCACAACCCAATAAATATCTGTGACCTTTTTGGGGCATTTGCCAAACCCATAAATTATTTTCCCATTCAGTATCTTTATAGATTGGTGGTATTACATTTGTTTCTTCTTGTTTTCTTAAAACTTGACCTTCGATTACGTTATCACCTGAACCGATAAACGCGCACTCTAACTCTTGGTTAATCATACGTTTATTTAAGTTCATATCACGACACATGTTTTCATACCATGTTGAATGTGGTCTATAACCTTCTTCTAGTAATTTTAACATAACATCAATATGAAATGTAATGGCTGATTCAATTACCTCTTCAGTTTTTTCATTTTCAGGTTTTTGTATCCAAGATATAATATCATTGGTTTTAATTAATCTTAAATCTTTATTGAAACGTGGGTCTTGCCACCATTTTAAGTGTGTAATTTTAAATTTATTGGTTCCGCTGATTGCACCTTCATAAGCTTCATAATAAATTTCATCTAAACCATTTGGTGTTGATATTAAAAAAGCTTTACCCCCAGTACCAATCGCCGCCAAACACGCTGACCATAATGCTTGACCACCTTCAATGAAGGCAGCCTCATCTAATATCATTATAGTGGGTGTGTAACCACGCAAAGCATCCGTAGATGTTGCAACGGCTTTTAATTCAGACCCATTAGATAATTTGACGTGCTTTTGAGATGCTTTATCGAATGAGACGATAGACCAATCAGGTAGTTGTTTTATAAAATTAGTAATTTTATTTAAAAATTCAACTGCAGTTTCTTGTTTATTAGCTAGAATTAGGACTCTTTCTGGGTTATCGGACAATGCAAATGCCGTTTTAACAGCTGCATATGCGGCTGTTACCGTTGAAATACCAGCTTGTCTGTACTTTAATACTAGGTTGAATCTATTAGCCTCATAATTACTTATAAGTAACTTTTGTTTATCAAATAATTTAAATGGCACAAACCCCTCTTGTGTTTTATCGAACGTTTCAAAATAACTTTCGATAGTATAAGATGGATCTGCAGCACATTTAGCATACTCTAATAATAATTGTCTTTTGTCTGTAATACTCACAAATTGTTTTCATATAAATATCTTTTATTTTAGAAATAGTCAGATGGATTAATATCATCATTACTAGAATCATTAAGAAACTGGTAATTACTAATCTTTTTTCTAATATCTTTAACCATAAAATTAATCTCTTTTTTAGCTAATTCTGGATTATTTAGTACATTATACATAAATTCATTAACAAAAGTTTCGGAATCCATTTTAAAGATATCCATAATAATTAATTTTTTAATATCATAATCATCAACGCTAATTAAACTATGGAAACTATTCCAAATATTCGCACCAAATCTAATTTCCCACAATTCTGACATAATAAAATCAGTTTCATCGGCAATATCCTCCCTCATATTTTGAATACCAGGTATTGATAAAAGTGTTATAATAGCTTTTGTGATTTCATGAATTAATATCGGTGTACTAATCGCTTTAGCCTCAATTATTGGTATATCACCATCGAAATTAATTCTGCAGTATCCAGCATTTGAGGAATCATCACCAGAAGATAGACCCGATTGAAATTGATCATCATCTATTGTAAAATAGATTAAATCATTTGCAACTAAGGCTTTTTGATAATTATCGGTAATACCTGGGCATAATTTATTAAACTCATCAGCATACAAATGAAAAATATAATGTGATTTTAATGCTGAACCCTGAGATAACGCATTAATTGTTCTTTTTTTAAGAACATCAAAATCAGTTGATTGTATAAAATCTTCTTCAATTTTTTGTTCCTTATCTATTTCACCTGGGAAACTACAATCACCAGGATTAACCAACTCTAAATCAAAAATAACTTCATCATTTGATAAATTAAATTGTTCCCTACCAATTTTTTCCGCTAATTTAACCAATTCTAATCTTTTTGGTTTTTCTTTACCGAGTATCATGGAACC